TTTGTCGTCAGCCAATCTCTGAGCGAAATACGCATCAAGTATCACCCACTTCTTAGCAACCTTAGGGGTCTTGTCGTGATTGTTTATAATATATTCCGCCTGACTTCTTGTAGGATAAAATTTCTTATTTAGTTTAGACTTTCTTTTGAGCTCGACAATATAATTGTTGGCACCTTCATAAGATTCCAACAGAGACATTGCTTTTGATTCTAAACTAATTTCCATATTCATTAAACAACATTGGTGTGAGTTCTTCCGTCATTCCAATAACTAACATCACCATACCACACAAAGACTTCTTCACCTGCTTTTATATTTTTTATAGAATAAAATTCAAACGTATTGTTTTCAAGGTTTGACCTCCAAGCCGCATTCGGTGTATTACTATGATTATAAAGTAATGCAAATCCTGTTGACACCACTTGTTTATCCCAAGGACTCCCTCCTTGAGGCCAATTAAATCTATAATCAATTAATATGTGACTAGTGTCACCAAATCTCATACCCATATCAATAACAGTGCAGACTTCTAAGATTTCTTCTTCGCTGATGTCTTCAGACGCAAAAACTCCCAACCCGTGAATTGGACTGCTCTCAACATAGATTTTGGTAGGTGGATTTATCCTCATAAAAAATTTTACTTTAAATATAGTTATAATTAAAGTATTTATCAATATGGAAAAATTAGTCCCTATTACTCGTTTAGGTAAGTTCTTCGGTGGAGAGGATTATACGTTGGATATTGGTATGGGTGAGGAGTGGTTGTTGGGTGATATGAACTTCACGATAATTCTTTATAGAGTCGATAGATACAAAACCAAAACGGATGATGTTTATGGTGAGGTGTTGGAAGATGGTATACAATTCTTGGCTCCTGTTGAGTTGAAAGGGTTGGTTCAAATTATGGCACCACAACACAAACTTATTGGTAATTCAAAAGTTGAGTTACAAGAGCCTGGTAATATGAAGTTTTCAATATATCAAAAAACTCTTGAGGATTTGGGGATTGAAATATTCCAAGGGGATTATATTGGATATTATGAAACAGAGGACAGGGTTAGATATTATGTTGTGGCTGATGACGGATATGTTAGGTCAGACAATAAACACACTTATGGTGGATATAAACCGTTCTATAGAACAGTTATGGCTACTTTCGTAAGTGAAAACGAATTTAGAGGAATATAATGGCATTTCCAAAACAAGTTAAACCGACATTACCGTTAGTACCTAAGAAGACTTTGTCTGCTCGTAGAGAACAGTTGTTGGAATATATTAATGAAGATGGAACTTATTTACCTAAATCAGTTTTACATGCTGACTTGGACAGGGGGATGTTAGATTTTGTTAAAGAAGATTTAAAAGTTGTAACCGCGGGCAAGATTGTCCCAATGGTTGATATTATAATAACAACTCAAAACTGGACACAATATGTTGAGACCGCTTTGTTTGTTGATTTAGATTATAATCCATCCCCACCATTTATCACAGTTGTTAGAAGCCCTGAAGTAAAGTACGGAACAAACCCTTCACTTCAATATACAATTCCAAACAGAAAACAATTTTATTATGCATCGGTCCCAACATGGAATGGTAATGAACAAGGTATGGACATTTACACAATACCTCAACCAGTTCCTGTTGATATCAACTATAGTGTGAAAATTATTTGTAATAGGATGAGAGAGTTGAATCAACTTAATAAGATTGTGATGCAGAAGTTTTCATCAAGACAGGCATATACATTCATCAAAGGACAATATGTTCCAATCATTATGAATAATGTTTCAGACGAGTCTCAAATGAGTTTGGAATCAAGAAAGTATTATGTTCAAAGTTATGACTTCACAATGTTAGGTTATCTTATTGATGAGGAGGAGTTTCAAGTTAAGCCAGCGATTCAAAGGGTTACACAATTATTTGAACTTGATACAAGAGTATTAAATAAGAAAAGAAACCAATTCCCTGAAAACCCCGATGAATTTTTAAATAACTTTTTATTTGTTACAGGAAACACAACATTGGTAGATGTAATTGATTACACCGCTAATATGACTTTAGTTGGTAGTGAAAATGTTGAGAGCTTTGATGTTTTTATTAATAACGATTATTATGGTAGTGATGTTAATCTAATTCAAATCACAACCAACGATACTTTGAGAATAGAAGTTGTAAAAAATGACAACACCGTTGAGGCTAAAATTATGTTTGATAGTAAGTTAGTTTAACCCTCACCATAGATATCCTTCTTCTCCTTACACTTTTCCATAATTAAATTCTCAACAAATTTGTAAATCTTAATTCCACGTTTATCACAGTATTTTTTCAATAGTTCGTGAGATTCAGGTGATATCTTTAAGTTCTTTATTTCTTTCTTTGTTTTCATAGGTAGAAAAAAGGCAGAATTAATTCATACCGTTTACAAATACATATCCAAAAGTCAAGTTTTTTGTGTTAGTAATGAATATTTATCATTAAAATAAATCTGCAATAGAATTAATTAATAATGGCAACAGCACAAGCAAACAAAAAGGTGTACGTTTCACCTGGTGTATACACTTCTGAAACGGACTTATCGTTCGTAGCCCAAAGCGTGGGTGTAACGACTTTAGGGATAGTTGGGGAAACTTTAAAAGGTCCCGCTTTCGAACCAATTTTTATAACTAACTATGATGAGTTCCAAGCCTATTTCGGTGGTACAGAACCAGTGAAATTTGTGAACACACAAATTCCTAAGTATGAGGCGGCGTATATCGCAAAATCTTACTTACAACAATCAAACCAATTATTCGTAACAAGAGTATTGGGTTTATCAGGATATGACGCGGGTCCATCTTGGAGTATTAGTGTAACTGCTAATGTTGACCCATTAACAATAGCGTTTAGTCCTTCATCGGCAGGTACTGTATTTACCGCTTCTTTCACAGGAAGTAATTCTGCAAATACGGTTACTGTTAATACATCGGCATTACCTGTTGAAATTCAAAATGATTATACAACACAATATAGATTAAGTGATGGAAGTACTTCAACTTATGAGGCGGACTTTAATACATACCTTAGTGGTATTTGGGATACTTCGGGTTCTTCAGGTACTACTTGTGTAGTTTACGGTTCAATACCATCTTCAGATTGGTCTTCATTAACAGGTAATTATCCTGTTTTAAATAACGTGTTTGGTGTACCTGGTGATTGTGATTATGACTATAATGATTTAAGTTCAGGTTCTAATGACTCTTGGTATTATGGAACTTTCAACAACTATACTGCAGATAACTATTCAGGTTATTCATTTGATTATGTTGTAAGTTCATTGTCTTCGGGCGCAACTAGCGATGCATTTGTTGGAACAATATCTGGTACAATTTATACTTTCTCAGGATTTGCATATACTGAATTCAACAATATGGTTGTTGCAACTTTACGTTCAAGAGGTATTTGTGAATATACAAACAACGCTTCTTCACCAAATCATGGTCCTATCTATCAAGTTACAGGTTTAACAGATTTACAATTAGTTACAAATGGTTCTTATTCTGGTGTTACTAAAGACCCTTATGGTACATTCTTAATTTCAGGTATTACTAAAGGAGATTTCAATACAGGACAAAGAACAACTTTCCAACTTGAAACTTCTTTATTGGCTTCTTCTTCAAAATATTTAACTAAGGTTCTTGGTGTTGATAATTTTGGAAAAGATAGATTTACTGTACCTGTGTTTGTTGAGGAATCTTATCAAGCATCATTAAATATTGCATATCAAAAAGGTTATATTAGAGGATTAAATACTACACTAATTGACCTTCCGGGTGCTAGAAGTGAAAATAACACATCTATCGCTTATAGTTTAGAGAGATATCAATCTCCTGAAACACCTTTCTTAGTTTCTGAGTTAAGAGGTAATGAAGTTTATAACTTATTTAAATTCATTTCAATCTCTGATGGAGACGCTGCAAATATGGAAGTTAAAGTGTCTATTGCAAATCTTTCTTTTAATAACATGTCTTTTGATGTGTTAGTTAGAAACTTCTACGATACAGATGCTAACCCTGTTGTTATCGAAAAATTCACTAACTGTAATATGGACCCAGCTTCTAACAACTTTATTGGTGTTAAGATTGGTACTTCTAATGGTGAATACGCATTACTTTCAAAATATATTATGGTTGAATTGTCACCAACGGCTCCTATAGACGCAATACCTTGTGGATTCCGTGGATACACTCAAAGAGAATATGAGAATCTTTCTACATATCCTTCTCCATATATTCAATATAAAACAAAATATTTTTATCCAGGTGAAACTATTACAAATCCTCCATTTGGTGGAGCTGCAAATACAACAGAATCTGCGGGAGATGTTGTTAGAAGAGCTTATTTAGGTTTCTCAACTCAATATGGTGTTGATGAGGCGTTTTTAACTTACAAAGGAAAACAAAACCCAACTAATTGGATTTCAAGTCCTACACAAGAAGCTGTTCCTTGGAATGTACAAAGTAAAGGTTTCCATATGGACTCAGGCGCTACGGTTGTTACAATCGCTAACACTTTTCAAACAAGTGGTGAGACTGCATTTGAGTGTGGAACCGCTGACTTTAGATTTGACCCAGAATCACAAGAAAATCCTTATTACTTCATCTACGCTAGAAAATACACAGTATGTTTCGCTGGTGGATTTGATGGTTGGGATATCTACAGAGAGTGGAGAACTAATGAAGACAGATTCCAATTAGGAGCGTCAGGATTCTTAGCAGGAGCATATCCTTCTTCAAGATATCCAAACGCAACTGGTGATGGATTATTCAAAAGAATTACTGTACAAAACAATACTTCAGACTTTGGTAATACCGACTACTACGCTTACTTACTTGGTATTCTTACATTCTCAAACCCTGAATCTACAAACATCAACGTATTTGCAACTGCAAGTATCGATTACATAAACAACTCGAATCTTTGT